CCTCGCCCCCAAGCACTGCGTCTTTCGCGTCTCTCAAGGCATCTGCTAGGCTCATCATCCACTCCTTGGATCGATGTGTTGCTGTACCTTTGTCGTAACTTGTGCCGAGGCGTGGTCAATGGGTTTGTGCAATTAATTGCACGGAACGCCCCGAAGAAAAGCTATCATTTCCTCGGTGAAGCTACCGTCGTCGTTGAACAGGTCTCGGGGGATTTCTCGCTTGTAGGTCATGTTTTCAGCCCTTGTGGGCGACAGCTAGTGCCTCGCCGTGCCGGTAGTGCTTTCTGGCGTCGGTGAGCCGGGTGAACGTCTCCCAAAAGCGCCATTCATGGGCTTTGAAGTCGTACGCCTTGACGTGGTAGAGCCCAGCGCCTGGCGAAGGCATCGAGAGCGTGATCTGGACGGAGCCGTACTCCTTCTCCTCGATGTACCCGCAGGCCAGGGCGTACGGGGTGAGCCATCCGTCCTTCGTGTAGAACCTCGGATGCTCGAGATGGCGTGAATCAACCCTGCTCACAGCCGTCCTCCTTGACGATCCGGTAATGGGTTATGGGGGCTCTTTCAGGGATGATGCCCGGCACGCTCGACGCGATGGGCTCAATCATCCAGCCGAACTGTGACGCCCGGCCTCGACGGAGGTAGAACTNGCCCNGATACGTGATGACGACCTCGACCATCGTGTCGTGCTCCACCCCAGGCGGGTAGCCAAACCNGCTGCTGTCATCCACGTGCGGGGTCATTCCAGCCGGTATCTCGGTGATCCTCATGGGTCCTCCTATGCCGCCACGTAGACGTAGAGGTAGGGGTTGGTGTCGTGCTTACTGTTGTGCACTGATGACTTGTTCCAGCGGTCGAGGAGCTTGTGGAAGGCCAGAGGCCCCAGCTCTCCCGTGCGGGCTAGAATGTCGTTTTCCTTGATCGTGCGTTCCGCCTCGTGGATGAGCTTGCCGTCCTTGAAGGCGTAGCGCTTGTATGTGTAGGTCATGAGGTCCTCCTTGATCATGCCTCCGTGCAATTGATTGCACCCCACGGAAGCCCGTAATGGGACGCGCACTGCTTCCCGTAACCTACCGCGGTGGACTTGGGGTCGCTGAGCGGGAGACCGCAGAAGCAGCACCTGCCTGTCAGCTTTCCGTACTTGGCAGCCACCTCGGCGGGATGGCGGGAGAGATCGCGCAGGAACTCGACAACATCCCTCTTGGTGTCACTATCGACAGCCTTGGCGGGGAAGAACTCTCCGTTCGGGCTCACCTTGCCCACGTAATTGTACTTGCCGATCTTCACGTAGATGAAGCCAGGGTTCGCACTGTTGTCTCCAGCCCGTGACAGACGAACCTCCCGACCGTCATCGAGATTCAGGTTGATGGCCGGATGCTTGAGCTTGACGCCCGCCTTCTCGAACATCTGGGCGAGGCCGGTGAGCAGGCCCACCTCGTGCTTCTCGGCCATTCCCATGGTGAAATCCGGGATGCCCTGAGCCATGTCGGCCAGCTTGTCCACCCAATACCACTGCTTGTCGCTGAGCGAGCCTTTATGGGCAAGCTGCGTCAGCAGGGAATTGGCGAAATCCTTCTTGCTGGCGGGGAGATACGCGATGTTCTCCTTGAGAACCTTGGCTTTTTCCATCAGGACCGTCATCTTTCCCTCCTGGATTAGATGATCTCTCCCTATACTTCTAAACTAGTGCGGTACCGGTGCAAGTGAAATTGCAATTAAATGCGAAAGCCCCGGACACTGGGGTCCAGGGCTTCGCTAGGGCAGGCATTTCTGCTAGAGGCGAGTTACGCGCTACTCGCCTCCTTCGCTGTCCTCGATCTCCACACTGATGTTGGTGTTCGGGAACGCCTTCTCCACGGCCTCCAGGGCCGCTTCGAGGCCCATCTTCTGCAGCCGCTGCACGATCGTCTGGCCCCCAAGGAAATCGAGGCAGATGAACTCCAGAGCTGCAGTGTCAACAGACGTACCGGACTGCTCCTTGGCCTTGGCGATGGCCGACTTGATCGTCTCCTTCTGGTCGTCATGGACCTTGAAGGTGATCGTGGAGACAGTCTTGGCCGTCTGGTCCTCAATCGACTTGGGCGCATCCTTGGCCTTGTGCGCCTTGACGGTCTCGATGAGCTGCAGGGTCGTCTGAGACTGAGCGATCTTGACCCACTCATCGACGTTCTCTGGCGTCAGGACCTCAGCGATTTCCTTCAGCTTGGTCCATCCAAGGCCCTTGACCTTGCTCCACGGGACCTTGCTCTCGGCCAGATGGTTGTAGATGGCCACCCAATAGGTCGCCTTCCGGTAATGCATGCCGAGTTCCTTCTCGACATACTCTCGGAACGACCCGTAGGGCGAATACCAACCGTTCGCCTGAATGACGGAGAGCACGCCGCCCAGCTTGAACAAGGTCATCTCAGACTCATTGTTCAGGGCGAGAACGGCCTCACGCGCCTCCTGCTCCTTCATGTTCTCGATCTCATGCACGAGATCGGACAGAACATCGTCGCCAGGCTTCTCGATCGTGCCAGACTTCGGGGCAAGAGCCACGGCCTTGGACTTGGGCTTGCCCTTCGCAGGCTTCGCCTCAGCCTCTTCCTTAGCCGACTCGTCCTCGGTCTGCGCCTCAGTAACCGTCACGGCCTCATTGGCCTCGCCGGTCTCCTCGAACTGCTCCTTGAGCCACGCCTTCTTCTTGGCGAGGGTCATCTTCGACCAGTTATCGGGCACGTCGATTTCGTGTTCAGCGACGAGGGCATCAATCTCCTTGGTGTTCATGGAGTCGATGTCAACGACGACCGCTTCCTCTTCCTCAGACGCCTCGGAAGCCGGAAACTCCACCTCGGGTTCCTTCTCCAGCTCTTCAGCGACTGCTGCTTTCTTCCCGCCCTTCAACAGGGACAGGCTGGCTGCTGTGGACATGATTTCTCACACCCTCCTGGTTACGTGTGACTAAGGGTACGCCCGCATACTCTAGAAGGAATGCAATTAATTGCAATTAGTTTTTCCGCATAACAAGAGCTCCTGCCACTTTCCTCATCTCCATGTTGATCCCCGGCAGTCGGTTCGCCTGGGCCAATCCCATAGCTGCCAGAACGAACGCATCCGCCGTATTGTTCGTCATGCTCGTGTGCCCCCAGCGCTTCAACACCCACATCATCACCTGATCCTTGGTGATGTTTTTTCCTTGCCCAGCCGCGAACTTCTTCACCTCGGACGCCCGCGGGTCAAACCAGGTCAGGCCATCGAGGTACATCATGAGGCGCAAGATGCCGCCAATCTCGACGAGCGGGATCACCGAAGAGGCGTTCTTGTAGTTCAGGCTATAGCCCTCGATGACGATCCGGTCCGGCCTGTGCTCGTGGATGATCTCCATAACCGCCGTGGCGATGAAACGAGCACGCTCCATGCCACGAAGGTCCTTTGGCTTGATCTCGGTCTCCAAGATGACCTCTGGGATCGAAGCCCCGGTCTCTCTAAGGATGACTATACCTGTCGCGGTTGCTGACGGGTCGATGCCTATCGAGGTGAGGAGTTCAGCCATTGTCTTTCATCCAGTCATATTCGGGCGGATATTCTCCGCTGAAGCAGGGTCCCTTCAGACCACACGCCTTGGCCCTGCTGGACATGGCAGTCGAGCACACCCCGCACGGCATGCCCACCTTGCCTTCCCTGAAATCCTTGATGACCTTGGCTCGAGCGACGATTTCGTCGGTCTCGCTGTCATTCCGCTTGATCTCGAACTCCTTGAACGGGCTGTACTGGTCGGACAGGCCCCACTTCTTCAGCTCGGGGTCCGCACATCCGAATCCGCCCTTGCTGGTGTAAAGGATGGTCGCGGTGTCCGTGGAGACCGCATTGGACCATGGGTGAGCGCTTTCCGCAATGATCCTGAGATAGAGGTTGGTCCTCCAGCGGTGCTCCGCTAGCGGTGCCTTGAGAGCCTTGAACTCTTCCTTGTCGATGGTCTTGAGCTCGACCACCCGCAATTTCGGCTCGCCCAGCGCGACGAGCATGTCCACGCCACAGCTCGCACCGGAATACGCGCTCTCGAAGCGAACCTCCATCGGCTCCAGCTTCCTCACGCCGCACTTCGAGCAGGAGATCGGCCTGGTCTGGAACTCGTGCACGATCCCGCACGCCACGCATTTCCAGTGGCATACGGCCTTGCCCATCTCTGCGAACCACAAGACGATGTTGCGTTCCTGATCCCGCCCGATCTGGTACGTCATGCGGTGCGAGGTGGAGAGCCACTGATCCTTCGGCTTGAACTTGGTGACATCAGCCAGGGCGTACAGGCGAGGGCAGATGCCATCCGGCTTGGTCAGCTCGGAGGCGTGAATGATCTTGGTCGAGCGAGCCTTGTCGTAGCCGGAGAGATGCTGGTGCAGCAGGAACTTGACGCTCCGCTGCGGCATGTACTGCTTTGCTTTCTTGAGGAAGCTGATAGTCATATCAGGCCGGGCTCTCCACCTTTGGCTTTCTGAGGTAGCGAATAACAGCGGTCGTAGATTCGGGCATTCCCCAATCCCAGACGAACCAGCTGTAATTGTGCCGGGGGCTCGGATCGCCCTTCTGCTTTTCTACCCACCTCGGACGCCTGGTCAGGACATATTTGCAAACGAACGGATACCCATCGAACAGGTCCACCCGGCTGGACGCGCTGTCGAACTCGTTCCTGAGTAGCATTATCACCTTGCCTCCAACAGGCTCCATCAGGCGCAAGGCATGGCGGATGAAACTCTCCGCCGTAACATCGGGAACGCCTTCCACGCCTTTGATCTCGTACGGCGGGTTGGTGATAATGACATCGATAACGGGGTCCACGTACTCGACGCTGAGGAAGTCCTGGACACCCTGCATGTGCTGGTATCCGTAATCCTTCACATCCGTGGCCAGAACATCGTAGCCATGCTCGCGAAGAACCTCGGCCATCTGACCGTTCCCGCAGGCTGGCTCCCACACCACGTTCTTCTTCGAGGTCAGCTCTCCCATGGCAGCCAGGAGCCATTCCACGCACCACGGCTCCGTCCAGTAGGCGTCCAGGTCCTTTCTTTCCCAACCTGTCTCCCCCACGAGGATGCTCATGACAACATCTCCTCGAAGGTATGCATTGGGATCATGACCCAATCACCGTCAAGCTGAGCCCTGCCCTCCGGCGTGACGAATGAGACGGTAAGAGCGGGTGTCTTGCCCTCCGAACGAGCCTCCCTCGCAATCTTGCAGAGCCAGTCCAGCTTGATCGTGATGCTCATTCTCTGGGAGCTTTTCGCCTCGACCAGGAACTTATCCATCACGATGTCGCCCTTTGCTCCCTCAAGCGCCCCAGAGGCGGGCCTGAGCCGACCACCCAGCATCTTCGCTACGCGCTGCTCGGACTTCCTCCCTGACTTCCCTATCCGGTGCTGCGTCCTGCGCTTAAAGTACGGGACTTCGGTCACGGCTCCCCGCCCTCCTCGATCAGCTTGCCCTCCTTCATCATCCTCTCGATGATCGCCTGCCGGATTTCACTGGCGAACGCATCATCCGAGTAGAACCTTTCCTTGAAGGCGGCCTGGGTGTCATAGTGATCTCCCACGATCACCCAGCCCTTCTTCTCGTGCTTCTCGAACATGCCGAAGGATTTGAGGTATTCGGCATCGTGCTGTAGTCGTCGCACTGACCAACCTTCAACCCTCCGTGCGGGAGCGTGACCATCGTGAACTTTCCCGCCGCGGACAGGATCGGACACTTGTGCTTGTTGACGACGAAGGTGACCTCCTTGGCCACCGGCATGACCGAGGAAATCTTCGGGTCGGTGATGTTCTTTCCATAGACCCGGAGCCGGAGCGCTGCCTGATACTGCGGGGCGTTCCCTCCCGGCTGCGTCTCGGGGTTGCCGAACATGACGCCGATCTTGTGCCTGATCTGATTGATGTAGATCAGCGTCGGCTGCCGTCCTTCCTTCTCAGCCTCCCCCAGCGCCTTAGTGGTCTTGCGCACGAGCTTGCCGGTGACGAGGCCCGATCCGCCCACGTTGGCCTTCTCTGCGCTGCTGTCGCTCTCCTGGGTCGTGATCAAAGCGGCCAGACTGTCGATAGCGACGATCCCGCAATCCTCCGTGTAAAGCAGGCTCTCGGCCATATCGACGAGCTGCTCGGCATAGGACGGACGAATGACTATGAGCTTGCTCACGTCCACGCCCATCTTCCGCGCCCACGTAGGATCGAACGAGTTCTCCACGTCGAAGAAGATGTTCGTCTTGTCCGGCCAGATGCGCTGATGCTGGGCGATCGCCAGGAGTACGATGTTCGTCTTGCCCGAGCTCTCTGGGCCATAGATGATCGTGCACTTGCCCCGCGGGAAACCACCGGCCAGCGCCAAATCGAGCTCGAACATGCCCGTGGGAACGCGGGTGCTGTCGATCAGGTGCCCACCGAAATTACCAATGCTCTCGCCGTAGTCCTTCTGGAACCCGGCGAGCAGCTCAGCTGCCGTTGTCGTGCTCTTCTGGGATTTCTTGATGCTTATCGGCACTTGGTTTCCACCCTTGCAATTAATTGCAGGCTACTCAGACTGCAGGTCCTCAATCATGGACTGCAGCTTGTTGTCCACCCATTCCTTGGCGTAGGCGAACACTTCGTCGATTTCGGACACCTGGGCCGGAAGTCTCAGGCTAACGCCAATCTTGGCGGACTGGTAGTTGCCCAGATTGTGCGTGTAGCTCATGTCCACGCCAACCTCGCACCAAGGATCAGAGGACACGACCTTACTGGTCGGGGTATCCACCTGCTCCTGGGTGTTATCCTCCGACACCACCGTGCCCTTGTCCTTGATCTGCTTCGACATCGTTGCGGTTCCAGACTTCTTTGCGATTTTCAGAGCCATTCCATCAGCCTCCTGCTCAGCTCATATGAACGACGCGACACCCTATGGACTCGTACCATCTTAGCCTCGAGGCGGCGTAAGACGAGAAGACCGGACTGTCATGGTCCTGAATGTCCATGACGACCGGCGTTCCCTTGTCGGGGTACTCGCGCCTGATACGTCCCACTGGCTGCACCACGTTCGACCTCGGCATTGCCAGGATGCACGTGTCGAGCCAGTCAAGGGACGTTCCCTCCGACATCATCTGGTAGGTCGTGAACACGATCGGCTTAACCTTCTCGCGCTCACGCGCCTGCTTCTCGGCCTTGGTCTGTGCCCCAAGGTAGAAGCCCATCTGACGGCCCGAGATACCGAACACCTCGTGACAGGCCCTGTGCAGCGATCTCAGGTGATCGATCAGCGTCGAGAACACGACCGTCTGCCGGTTCTTCTCCAGGGCCTCATACGCGAGCTCCGCGATCAGATGGTTCCGTTGCGGGTCAGCCGCCAGAATCTTCTCCACGTGCGCCGTCTTGCCTGGCTCATGCGGCAACCGGACGACCCGTTTCTGGCCGGTCATCGGATCGGTGCGCAACACACGCGGACATTCCCACGCGCTCCTGAACAGGAGCACCTTGGGGATCATCAGCTGGGCTTCGGTTCTGGCCCTGATCGGCCCGATGTGGGCGTGTATCAGAAGCTCCTTCCCATCAGCCCGATCCGGCGTGGCGGAAAGCCCCAGGCGCAGCTTCGCACGGAACATGTCCACCACGTTAGAGAACTGTTCTGCCGGAACGCGGTGGCAGTTTCCGCTGATGGAAATGGTGCCATTCAGGCGCGTGACCACGTTCCCAGACGGGACAGTCACACAATACACCATGCCAGAATACGGCACCTCTTCCTTGCTGAACCCAGCACTGTCCACCCAGACCTGCGTGGCGCACCAGCGAACCCTCCACCTAGTACCGACAGGCACAATGGAGGCATTCCTTCCAGCCAACTGAGCAATTAATTGCACGAGGTCAGCCACGTCCCTTGACTTGTGCTCCCAGAAGCCAGCGTACGAATCTGCCCAACCGTCCCACTCAGTCAGCTCTGACAGGAAACTTTCGTTACGCCCACCATCTTCAAACGGATCGAACCAGGAGAAATCCTTGGTCATCAGCAAATCCGATTTGAAAACGATGTTGATGTCCCCACGACAATTCTCTCGAACGGTGAAGTCCCACCCAAGCTCATGGAGAATATCGGACAGGCGTCTTATCTTACGCGCTCGCCGGAAAGAGAACCGATAAGTGTGCTCCCCTGTCGTCTTGGATGTATACAGGAGATGACCATCTGCCTCGAAGGCAATCCGCAGCTTTTCAAGCGCGGTCAGCTCACCAGTGCCAGCCAATCTTCCAGACACAGGCAACTGAACTCTCGAATGCAGGTTAAGGTCTCCAAGGGTAGACCTACCCAACTCCCACCCAGAATTTCTCTTTCTACGGATGGGCTGCTCGTGNCCAGGCGTTGTCAGCGTGTGGAACTTGTTCCCCTTAACCCTTACGAGGTTTCCGACAAACGGCTTGGCCACCGTCCTAAGAACAGGCTCAAACTGAACCGAACCAGTTTCAGCATTGAACGCCATCACCTTGTCCTGATCGGTAATCTCCGAAACAGGCTTCCACCCACTCGGCGTAAGCAGCTCATGATCCGGATGAAAACATTCATCGAAGATGACGAGGCCGAAGTCCTTGTCTATCCAGTCGGGATACTTCCCCGCCTTGGACAGCGAATGGATCATGGCGACCACGAACTTGGTGCCTATNACCTCGCACTTGTCACCCCTGATCTCTCCGATCTCGTTCGGCTGGAGCCCGAGGAACTTGCTCGCGCCGTCGATCCACTGCTTGTAGATGTCGTCCTTGGTCGTGATGACCAGCGTCTTGCGCTGGGTCACGTAAGCGGCGTGATAGCCGAGGACCGTCTTACCCCATCCGGTGTAAGCGGAGACGATGCCTGACAGGCCCTGTTTCAGGAACTTGGCCGTCTCCTCGAACAGCTTGACCTGATGGGGCCTCGGGGACGGCCCCTGAGAGAAATGAACGACCTCGCCGTCCACGCGCTCATCATTGTCGGAGATCGGGCATAAAGCACGGGGCAGATGGATCACGTCTCCTTCGACCCGGTGCAGCAGGACCTCCTCGCCAAAACGGGACGTGAAGCGATACTTGCTTTCTAGCTGCGGTTTGTACGGGTAGACCGCAGTGCTGCCGGTTCTTAGTGGTTTATCGTGCCGTATCAGTTCTGACAGTACAGCCATTCCCGCCGGTCCTCATGACCTGTAACGGGGGAGGGGCGAACCCCTCCCCCGCCCGCCACCGGTGGGGGGTGTGTTGGGCCAGTTACGGTGGCGGAACTGCAATTAATTGCACCGACTAGAGCTCTTCCTTGAGGTTCGAGCCCTTANNCAGNCCCGGCCCGACCAGGGCCTTGCCGACGCCGAGTTCAATCAGCTGCTCGGGGCTGAGGTAGCGGATTTCTTCCTCGTAGTTCGCGGGCTGAACATCCTCCACCTTCAGACCGCACGCCTCAGCGATCTCCTCATAGCTGTCGAACTTCTGCACGAAGTCGAACTGGTTGCCGACGCTCGGAGACTGATGCCCCGTACGCGACACGTCGAACGTGCACCCGGTAAGCCCGCCGCGCTTGGCCGCAATCTTGGTCAGCTGCTTGATGGTGCTCTGCTTTGCAACGAACAGCTTGCGGGTGTTCGAGATCACCTTGCCCGCATTCGGACCCGATTTGATCTTCTGCTCCGAATGGTCGATGACCGTCATCACCCCGACAAAGCTGGCACGATCCCCGGACTCGCAGATCGGGCAGGGCTGCGTCTCGTCAACAGCTGCCGTACAGACGAAATTCTCGACCTTGCCGTTCAGGCGGAGCGAATGCTCGTAGAACATGTAGATGTCGAGCATCCCATCGTCGTCGAGAGCGCCATCAAGGAACGTGATCTGGCGATCCTCACCATCCGGCATCCAGAAGCGCCACATGCGGCCCGCTTCCTGGCGACGCAGCTCGGCCTGGGCCTCCTCATACGCGAGGAGTTCCTTCGCCGCCTTTCCCTTTTTCAGGAAGGAGACCGTTGAAAGCGTCTTTTTCGAGGAGTCTGCAGAGGGTTTTTCAGCCGCTTCGGTGTTGAGGGGCATCGCGGCTTTCTTAGCGAACTTCAACGCCATTTCACTCTCCCAAGTTTCCCAAAGGTTCCCAAATGTTCCCCAAGTTTGCCCGAGGTAACTTTGCAGTTAATTGCATTATGGCTCCCTTTTCGGTCTAGTCAATGAGAAAATCATCCAGTTTCACCAGCCCGTCTAACAATTCGGCAATTTCCTCCACGGTGCATTCGCCTGGGTCCTTTCTTCCTTCTGGCGGCTTCAGGTGATGGATTACGTGATCCTTCTGCATGTACCTGCCGATCCGTTCTCGGCCCGTGTCTCCGCCCTTCCCTCGGTCAAAAAACGTGATCCATTCGAGAGCGTCCGCCATGCGAAACAGCTTCTCCACGTTCGGGTTCGCGAACAGCGGGCTCACCACGTTCCGGTACACCCGGTACACAGAGGTCAGGTCGAACGGTCCCTCGACGATGACGATAGGCTTGCTCAGATCGACCCATTCCTCTCCGAGCCAGTGGACCGGATTGTTCTTGCCTGCGTAGGTGTACATGCGATAGCGCGGCTCCACGTCCGGCTTGATCGCACGCCCGTGCAGACCGACAAGCTGCCCCTGGAAGTCCCGTACGGGGAAGCACACGCGGCCCTGTGTCGTGTCACAGCGCAGGTCTAGAAGATGGGCGACCTTGAACGGCACGTCGCGCTGCTGCAGGTACTTGCGGGCCTGCGGGATCGACCATGCGGGAGGGAAGGTATCGATCCACCAGTCGGGAAAGATGTGGGCCTTTTCCTTCTTCCCGAAGAGCATCTCCTCGATGTCGGGGCTATCGAAGTCAAACTCCAGGTCCTGCTCGGATTCCTCGATCAGCTTGTGCACCTCGCCCCATTTCACGCTGACCCTGGGGTCATGCTTGTTGAGGTAGCGCATCGTGTAGAACATATCGCTCAGCGATCCGCTCCAGCCACACGAGAAGCAGTGCGTGTGGGGATCGCCTGGCTCGATACGGACCCCGAACACCTCCGGCCCGGACTCCCCTCCTTCATGTCTCCAGGGACCTAGAGGACACCGGCTGATTACCCACCCCGTCCTCTTGTGGGGCTGTATATTCGTTGCACCCAGCAGTTTCAGAGCCTGTTCGATCTTTTCCTTTTTCACGTCGCCACCAGCTGTTTGGCACTGCCATCCGCATCTACCGGCTCACCGGCCAGTATCGCCTTGTGGGCATTGAGCATGGCCGCTGTGCATAGCTGGTCGCAGCGCTCGTTTTGCGCATGACCACTGTGTCCCTTGACTGTCTCGAATGTCACCATGTGCATCTGGAACAGCTGCAGCAGGTGCTCCCACAGATCACGGTTCAGGACGGGCTTGCCGTCTCGGGTTTGCCATCCGTTACGGACCCAATTCCTGCTCCAGACCGTCACGCCCTTGGCGACATACTCGCTGTCCGTGACGACACGTATGGGCTTCCCGAACTCGATCTCCTCCAGAGCCTTGATGACGGCCATGAGCTCCATGCGGTTGTTCGTGGTCCCCATCAACGCCCCGCAGTTCTCGACAACGAACCCGTCAGGGTACCGGATGACGTACGCCCATGCTCCAAGGCCACCCTTTTTCAGGTCGCATCCTCCATCCGTGTAGACGGAGATCACACCATCATCGATGACCTCCTTGACCGGACCCGCCGTCGCAGGGACCTCGTACTTCGCCAAGATCGACAGGAGCACATCGACGAGGTTGGAAGCCACTGTCTCGCTACTGACATCGAACTTGATCTCGACTTGGAACTTCATTTCGTGACCCCACACTGTCGCTTGGTTTCGGTGAAGTCCTCCCCGACCA